GAGCTCTGGTTGCGCTATCCCAGGACTTGACTTCTGCTCTGTTATCTTTGGGTGAGTAATCAATTGTGATAGTAGGCGCAGAACTATAACCGCTCCCACCACTGGTGATAGCAATGCCGTTAACAATGCCAGTAGAGCTAACCGTTGTAGTAGCAGTTGCACCTGTTCCACCTCCTCCAGAAATAGTTACGGATGGTGGTGTAGCAACTTTATAATGTGCTCCACCATCTGAAATTGTAATACCTGAAACAGCATCGCCTGTAATAGCAGATGTTGCTTTTGCTAAGAACTCATCACCAACAATCTCTTCTCCAACTATAAAGTCTCCAGAACCACCAGGGTCCATGAATAGTTTAATTGCTGGATCAAATAGTTCTTCCACATCATCAATCTCTTCAACGCCTGTCTCGAACGAATCACTACCAACCTCATAGATCTCAGCAGTGATAGCATAGAATTGGATCTTACCAAACTGGAAGAATGGTTCTTCCTTACCAACAAATTTAATCTCGTAGATATCTTTTGTTAGTGGGAAGTAGAGTAGATCTCCCTCGTTAGGTCTACTCTCAACAGTAATAGTAGGATTATGATCTGCTACTTCTTCGTCCCATCTTCTAGTAGATACTCGGAAGATAATCTCATCAGTAATCCTTAAACCAAACTTGGAGATAAACTCAGCGTTGTCTCCAAATCCCATGACGTTTTGAAGCAACATCTCAATTTGAAAATGTTCTTGATACTTAGAGTATCTAACCTCATTAAGAGTGTTATCTTTTAGAGCTACTCTAGGAATATAGTATATGTCTGTTCCGAACAGTTTGATTTGTTCGTCCACAAGATCCTGTGCGAGACCTTGCTCGCCGCTATGACCTGCGTAGTAAGTTGGAAAATAGGGACTAGTAGGCATCTTATCCGATCATATCCATAGGTGGGATGGCGTACTTACTGAGAACTTCGCTTTCGATTTTCTCAATCTCGCCTAATGCGTCTGTATACAATTCTCTACCATTAAGCGTGATACCGCCAGGTAGTTGAACGTTGTTATATTTAATCAAGTTTTGACCCCACTGTCTCTTCATAAGAGCAGTAGCATATTTCTTGACAAACATATCATTATTCATCTCTGTAGCATCTGTAGGATCAATCATCCTATGTGCCTCAATTACAAGATAAGTATCTTCTTTGAGGAATGCTTTATTGATGTCAAGATATAAACGATCACGACGCTGTGTATATCTGAACTGTTGGAACGAACCATTATTCAGAATCATATCTAGAGTTTCTAGATACTGCTTATTCATAAAGTAGTTGACAATATCAAGAGATCCGAATGCATATAGATCATTCAGGAACATCTGATACTCAACACCAAAGAGATTAGATCTAATTGAGTTGCTGACTAAACCAAAAACTTTACTGACACCAACTACATGATCTGGAACAGGAATATAGTTAGTAGACTCTTCCCAGTTTGTTGTTCCAGATGATGTTGTTGATTTGCCATTGAAACGAGTTATGTCATCGGCAGTGATCTCATGCCTCATGAAACATCTCTCCATACCGTTGTAACAGTTCTCTTGGAAGAACTGATACGTGTCATCAATAACATTATTTACTTGTTCGTCATCAATGTTGACTTGTAATACAGGCTCACCAAGTTGCCTCTTACAATATGTGATAAGATCAGCTCTTGAATTTGGAGACGCCATTACACACAAAAATCCCTTCTTACCTATTTAGGAAGAAGGGATCTGAGAGTTATTCTACTACTTCTGTTGGCGCTGCTTCTGCTGCTTCCTCTTCAGGTTTGTCTTCTAGAAGACCTAGAGTTTCTAGACCTCCTTCTAGTTTAATCTTATACTCTTTTGCTTTAACTAGATTTGTTTCTAGTTCAGCAATTTGCTTTTCGGTTGTAGCAATTTGCTCTTCAAAATTTGTTTTAAGTTGTGCTGGATCCATGGTTATCACCTATGTTGATGTGTTCTTATATTTATCTAAGATTACAAAGAACTCTTCTTTGTAAAAATATTTGTTGTGTAATGTTGACGCCTCTGTACTAAGTCTGTAATATTCTTCTGAAGCATATTGCATCAACTTACTATTTATTAACAAACCAAAACACTCATCTTTAGTAAGATGATTTAATCCTAAGAGTGGATACATCCATAATTCTTGTCCTGTTGTTCCATACTCATTAGTAAAATCCCAATAAAACAATCCTCTAGTTCTTAAAGTTTTAATAATATGTTTTGTAAAATCTGTTAGATGATATTGTTTGCTAATATATTTCCAAAATTTAGTATCATTTCTTTTTCCTGAGTAATGCATATTAATCATGTCTTTAAAGTTTTCAATAACTCTATCTACATGTTCGTTGTATTTAATTCTACTATTAGAATCCAAAGTAAATTCTTTTGTTCCTTTAATACAATATCGTTCAATCAAATCTAATTGAACTAATGTAAAATGAATACTAGTAGCTTGCAAAGGTTCTAGGAATTGATATGCTAATCCCATTGAGATAACGTTATCGTTCCATGAAGTTTTTTGTTTGCCGGAATCAAATTTGAAAGATTTGCCAATCTCAGCTCCAGGATACTTTTCTAATAATTCTTTAGTAGCTTTGTCTTCATTTGTAAAGTAATCACAATAAACATACCCACCACCATACCTTTCTTGAGTTGGAATTAACCAAGACCAACCATCATTCATGGCATTTGCTTTTGTAACTAAATCAACTTGTGTTAAGTATCCTTTTACTACTTTTTCTCCATCAATACCAATCTCAATATTTTCTTGTGATCCACTATGATTTTCTGTTGTCTGGAAAGTGATAACAGAGTTTGTTGGTAGATATTTACTATAACTAATCCATTTTACATTTTTAGATAACAATCGTTTGAAACCAGTGCAATCTAAAAACAAGTCTCCATATACAGAAGTATTTTCACATACTACTTTTTCAACTCCTTTTTTACTTTTGACTACGCTTACAATAGAATCATCAATACACGCTACGTTTTCCCTATTGATAGTTTTTTCTTTAAAAAATTTAATTGTAGATTCATTATCTAAATGAACTGCTACGTCTTCCCAAATAAAATCGTTTTCTATACCATTCGTATTATCTACAGATCCTCTCTTAAATGGAACTCTATTGTGTTTTCTTAGTGTTCCTAATAAACTAGACTCTCCAAGTTGTCCTGGTTGAGTATAGTCAAAATATGTAGAAAAATCTATATTGCATTGTTTTGTAGCAGATCCATCAATAGGACTTAAAAAAGAATCTCCTTTTCTTCCCCAATCATTAAATTCAATACCTAATTTTGGGGTAGCTTTAGTTTTTTCAAAAAACTCTCGTACTGTAAAATCTTCCCCTCTCAAAAATTTGTTAGCAAAATATCCAGTAGTTCCTTCTCCAACACCAATAGTAGGATCTTTACTGCTATCAATAACAACAAATTGGTTGTCTGGATATTTTTTGGATAACACAAAAGCAGATATCCATCCAGTTAATCCACCTCCAGCAATTACAATTTTCATTTTTTTATTACTCCTCTATCGAAAGTTATGTTGAAAGAAATACTAATTCTTGTATTGTCGGTATTATTAGTAGAAATACCATGTCTTAACCATCCAGGAAATAGTAGCAATTTCCCAACTTCTGGTTTGTGATTCCATCTCTGTGCCATAGATTCAAAAAACATAAACGAAGATGACATGTTTGGCACGGGACATTCAAAAAATAAATCTCCATCATCACCAGAAGTTTGATAATAATAAACTCCTGAGATATCAACATGTCCATGTGAATGGGTGTGACCATAATTTTTATTTTTAAAAAGAGATATCCAAGATTCTGTCTTATATGGTCTAATCTCAAAGTTCATCTCTTTACAAAAATTTCTAATGTGAAAATCAAGTTCATCAGAAAAATAAACAAGATTGTTATCTTTAATAAGATCGTCCTCAAATGACTTTGAAGATAAGTAGTGAGTATTTTTCCAACGTTCAATCTGCACAAATTCTGTATGATCTACAATTAATTTTAATTCATCCTGAATGTCATTTAAATTATAAACATGTGTTTGATACAATGGGGTTGGATAAATGTACTCAATATTATAATTTTTCATAGAACAAATAATATGCAGATTGAGTTGTAATTATTTCTATATTGATAGAGTATCTAATTTTATTTTTTAGTGGTCTATCTGGTTTGTGTTTTAACGTTCCAGGAAAAATTAGCAACTCATATTTTTCTGGGGAATATGTAAATACTTTATTGTTTTTTTGAAATGAAATACTATCACTAGGACTCAAATCAAAATAATATACAGCATTTATTGTTGATGTTTTTTCATGATCATGAAATACTGACGCCCATACATCCTTATTTGATCTATAACCCCAAAGTTTTGATGAATTATTTGGGGAAATATTTATGCCGGAAAAAATATTTTTACTAACATCTAAAAATTTTGAATATAAATTTGTAAAAAATTTGTGATCTGAATTTATTAGATAGTTATACCCTAAAGTATTTTTTGTAATCGCATCTTTTTGGTAGTTGTCTTCTAAGATTTTTTTGATAAAAAATCTTTCAATTATATTTGGATGTAAGAACTCTTTAATGGAAAGAATCCTTAAGTCATCAGAAACTAAATTGTAGTCCATTATCTAGATGCATCAAAAGCACAATGTGCTCTATTGCCATCTGCCAGAACATAGTGGAAAAATGCCTGATGGTAGTATGCATCATTTGTTTTTCTTCTAAAGATTCTATTAATAAATCCTTGTTTCTTTTCTGGCATTTTTTCTCGCCAGTGCATTCTTTCACAACCTTTATAGATTACTCCGTCTCCAGGTTCCATGTAAATGCGAGCACGTTTTCCATCACCATTTTCAATCCAAAATCCCCATGGTTCTTTAATGTTAGTACCAATATGAACTGAGATAGAAATTTCACATGCATCTCTATCTGTATGCGGACTTAAATCCTGACCGTCAAAATAAAATCTATCGTAGTAATAAGTATGGTAAAGTTTTTTTCCAATGATATCTTGGATTTTGTTTTTTAGATCATTATGAATTTCTTTATATGGAGGCCAATAATATCTAGATGTAGATCCAGGAACCTGGTCTTCATTTGGAATGTGTGTAAATTTATCTTCTTTACCATAGTAATGGTAAAGACCTTTCTCTTCTGGGATATCACATATCAGACGAGAAGGATCTATAATACCTTTTACTAAAACAAATCCGCTTTTATCAAACTCTGGATTTGATGTCTTACTGCCTGCTGTACTGTTAAAAAGTTTTTCTACGTTTTCAATATTCATGATTATTTCCACCTAGGTCCACTGGTCCATCCAACCAATGATTTTCTAATTCCTTTTGTCACTTTTAAAACTCTATGTTGTGTTCTAGAATCAAAAAGAATCATAGTTCCTTTTTTCCTAGGAGCAAAAAATGATTTTCGATTGTCATCTAAAAATTGAACGTTTCCTCCTTCATAATCTTCTGCATCTGAGAGTTGAAGAATAAAAGATAATTTTCTTATATTTTCAACGCTAGTTGTAAGAAAATCTTGTACTTCTATATCTTTGTTACCATAATTGTCTGATGCTTGTGGTTTATATGACGTTCCAATACCAGCATCAGTATGCCATTTGTAATAATCTCCTTCTTTGTATCTGGTGTATTGCATAGTTTCACCATCAACATGTGTCAAATCATATAAAAAATTTTCTCTATTTGCTTTTGATATATAATGCCAAACAAATCCAGAAACCCAATGGGTAGTTGGAACCCAAGCATTTGTAGAAGATCTTCTGTCAACATCTACCACATCACCCGAAAGTTTTGATTCTTCTAATTGTTGATCAAATTGATTTGTTAAGTCTTTTTCAATGCAATCAATAACATCTCCCGGTAAATCTGTGAAATACCACATTGTTTGAAATGCCATAATAATCCAAAAACTCCATTAAGTATATACTATATATTCTAGTTTTAAACTGGTATTTTTAGATGCTGCCATTTTAAAATTATACTGTCAGATAAGTATTTTTCTGGAGAATATACATCTCTGGAAATTGTTTGTCTTACCTTATGTAAGTTATTACCATAGACAGTATCGTTGTATGAGATACCATCTACACTAAACTCTTCTACTTTAATATAGTCATGCTCGTATAACATGATGCCAAAAAATTTGTAAATTTTTTCTATAGTTATGTGCGTATCTTTAACGATATTATCGTAAGAAACAAACATACATGGAATATCATTAGAGATAATATTGTGTATTGATGTAAAATGCCTCATAATAGGACCATCATGTCTCATCAAATGATTGCATTTACTTTCTAATGTATCAAAATTATCTAAAAAAGTTTTGTTTTCTGTTGACCATTTTATGAATGATGCTAAAATTTCTATAGGATCACGATGTAAAAATAATATTTTAGTTTGATTGGGACAATACTCACGTAGCAACTCTGTCATTATTTCTGAAGACCAGGAAGACCTATCAAAAATATACTTTGAATTTAAATGACTATAATAGTTGTCAAATAAATTTTTAGATATATTTTCAATAGGTCTATGATCCGGAAAATTGTTAAATGTTGGATTTGAATCTTTTTTTATATGCAAATCAAACAGCATCTCTGGGAGCATACTATTTGCATATACAAGGATTTCTGGATTTTGATTTAACAAAGAAGATAATAAAGTATTACCACTCCTGGGAAACCCAGTAAGAAAGTAATATGTTTTTTCACTCATTTAATATATCAGAAAGTTGGTGGTCCTTGAATAATTTTCCAAGAAATTGTTTCTTCATCCCATTGTGGCATGAATCCTTGATCATATTGTTCTGGAGATAATCCGGGTCTTGGTACTGGTGGTCTCCATACGTGTCTACCTTCATCCCAAACCCATGAAGGAAATTGTCTAGGTTTTGGCGCTTCAAATCTATCAGTTTCTCTATTGTATTGAAATCCAAGACCAGCATAAATTCCCCTAAATTTATGGTGATATGAAGTTTGTACCCATTTGGTATTCGATCCAAATTGGTTTTTTAAATAATCTATTCCTTTACTTTCCTGTTCTGATCCAGTTGAATCTAGTAAAAGTTTATTATCTAGTGGTGTTACAAATACCACTACATCATCTTCATTTAATTGTGCAAAATGTGCCATTTGAAAATATCCTAATTAGTTAAATAACGTATTGCTACAACGCCAGATCCACCGCCAATGGAATGCGGATAATCTGGTCCGCCAGCGCCACCACCAGTTCTTTCCATTCCAGCTTCAGAAGCATAACCATTGCCCGATGGACCACTAGTTCCTCCATTACCACCACCATAACGTTGCCCTTGTGGATCTCCAGCGGATCCTCCTGGGTTGATACCACCATATCCTTTACGACTTGGATCATTTGGTGAATATGTTCCACCGCCACCACCGCCACCATATTTTCCTGCTGTAGCTAGTTGTGGATGATCTGCTGCACTGAATCCATTAATTTGTAAACCTACACCACCATCACCACATTTACCCGGGCCCCATGGTTGACCTGAAGCACCGGCACCGCCACCACCGCCACCACCAGTTGGGGTGCCTGGCCATCCTGGTCCTGGACCGCCAGGATTTCCAGCGTTGTTGACTAATTGACCAGATCCAGTTGATTGACTGATGCTTGATTGAGATGCTGTTCCACTGCCGGATACGTAGAGACTTCCACCTCCACCAGAACCACCGGGTTTTCCGCTATAACCATATGGATAACCTCCGCCAGAACCACCACCCTTAGCAGTTAGTACTCCGGCAAAAGATGAATCGATTCCATCACCATATGGATATGCGCCACCCGCACCAACTGTGACTGGAGCAGAATTACCAATCGCCTGCACGGGATAGTTTTGAACATTAACTACACCACCAGCACCAGAACCGCCACAGTAATAGTAGTTTCCAGCACCACCACCGCCAGCAACTACAAGGACATCAATTGTTGCTCCTGCTTTTGCTTCTGTTACACTAAAAGTTCCTGGACCAACAAATACATGATACTTATAACCATTTGATTCATATTCAGAACCACCAACTGCATTCAATGTAAAAGAACCGGTTGATACATTGTTCCATTCACTACCATCAAAAATTTCTACAATTCCACTTTGTGAATTATAGATCATCAAACCTTGCTCTCCGCCAGGTCTGGTAGAATCAGTAAATCCAGGCAATCTGATACCAACAGATGCAATTAATTTTCCTACATTTAATCTAGACATTTTTTTTAAAACAGTGGTTTTATACTTATAGAATATCTGATATTTCTATCCATTGGTTAGTGACGTAAATCATTACAATTTTTTCGTCAATTTCAAAACAGATATCTCCAGTTGCAACTCCAGTACTGGGTAATGCTGGAGCTCCTGTGGCACTCAAAGAGTATTTAGGGAGTTGCAATCCTCCCTTTGTTCCATACTCCATATTTAAGGTGCCGACTTGTATTTCCGACATTGTTATTTATCTCCTAATTAATTGATACTCCATTCCGCACCAGAGTTAATTACAACGGTAAATGTGTTTGTTATTGTAATTGGACCTTGACTAGATGCAATTGTACTACCAGGAATAGTAACATTCTCACTAATTACCGTATTGGATACTCTAATAATACCTGCTGAATCAATCCATTGTGCAGTTCCTCCTACACGGAATGCTCCAGTTAGGTTAATGTCTCCATCAACATCTAGTGCATATGTAGGACTCGAATTATTTATGCCTACTGCAGATAACCTGTAGATATCTTTGATGTTGGCATTGATATTAGTTGTGGATGCTTCTGTCCATCTGGAAGTAACAAACTCCGCATTATCTTGATATAAAATACCATTGAGGTTCATATCACCCTGAACATTCAGAATATAATTACGATTCTCTGGGTTGTTTGGATCAGTGTTGTCTGTGCCGGAGAATTGGGTTGTGTTAATTGCAACTCTATTGTTTGTTCCTTGGATTGAAAGTGCAGGAGCTTGTGCAGGACTTGCTAAACTCTTCCAATCACTGCTACCATTTGTTTCTGATGCATATATGCTCCAAGTATCAATACCACCGCCAATATTAGAACCAATACGGAAATTTTTACCTCCTGAATTACCAGTTCCACCACCTCTGAAATGAATATCTGCTTCTTTGTTTGCAGAACCATCGGCAATTCTTACACTGTCTGTAAAAATTCCTATATCAACATAAGAATTTTGCCATCTCTTAGCACTAGTTCCAAAATCTTGAGAACTATCAGCACCAGGAATTAAATTGCCACTATTATCAATTACCAATCTATTTTTATTTTCTGCAGATGCTGTTCTTGTTCTAAAGATAAGTTCACCAGAATTAGAAGTAGTTCTATGGCAAGAAATACCCCACTGTGCCTGTGTAGTTACAGTTGCACCATGAGTAAGTAGTAAACCAGTTTCACCACCATCAACATAATTCCAAATTTGCTGCTGATAAATGGTATTCTGTCGAAGATCAGTATTAGTTTGAATATTCAAACTTCCTGACTGTGAATAAACATTGAATCCAGTAATAGGATTTGGTTCAAATGGTGTTCCTGCATTTAGAGGATCATCATATGCTCTAACACTTACTCTATTATTTGTTTTGTTTACATATAGAGTTCCTTCATCAACTAAAAGATTTCCGCTAACTGTTAGATTTCCAGTAGTTCCAGTTCCTGCTCCACCATTGATTGCAATATTTCCAGTTTGAATAGTTAATCCATTGCTGGCACCAGTAATACTGAGTGATCCAGTCATGGTATCACCAGTTTTCAATACGTTGAGAGAAGCAGCACCAATAATACCAGCGGTAATTGTTCCGGCAGTAAAATTACCAGAGGTATCTCTCATCACAGCAGACTTGAGTGATGTTGTGGAAGCTACATTAGCACTATTAAATGCGACATTACCTGCGTTCCAAATAATATTGCTATTAACTTTAAGTTCATTTTCGTTAAGAACTTTAAACTCAAGACTACCAGATCCTTCGTTTGCATTGCCACCATCAGCGATAATAGCAGAGTTATAAGTAGGATCTCCATTATTATCTACTGCTTGTGCTTGAGAAGAGTTGAAATGGATGTATGGTTGAGTTGCCGCAAGACCATCATACCTACCAAGTCTTACATAACCAGTTCCAGAATTATTACCTAATTCTGCATATTGAACTGTGTTATCATCAAAAATTTCATACTGTTCAAACTCTCTTTCATCTCCGGCATATCCAAGATAAACTGCAGATTCAATATTACCACCAGAAGCAAGTCTTCCGGTAAGCATTGTATAAGTATTAGAAGAATCAGTTAAGTCAACATTTT